AGAAGTGGACTACTAAGAGTGGCAAGCCTTCAACACAAGGGCCTAAAGCTACGGGGGAACGCTACCTCCCTAAGAAAGCTATTAAGTCTCTTAGTGCTTCTGAGTATGCCTCTACAACACGATCCAAGCGAAAAGGAAATGCTGCGGGTAAGCAGTATGTGGCTCAACCGAAAGCGATTGCTAAAAAAGTAAAACCGTATAGGAAAAAAACATGAAGAGATATTTAAAACGTATTCTACGATCCTTGTTTAATAGAGATTGTCCCTGTAAAAAATGTGAATGTTAAAAGGACTATAACATGGCTGAAGAAAATTTACCAAAACCTATTTTAAATATATTAGGTCAGGTTGGTAAGGGTACTATTAACACTGCTGTTGCTGCTAAACGTTTAGGAGAATACCTTGACAAAAAGTTTGGCACGGAAGGCCTGAGTGCTTTTCCTATTAAAAAAGGTTATAGTGGTAAAGCAGTGAAAAAGAAGAAAAAACCTGTAGCTAAAAAAACTGGGCCAAGGTAGTTGCATTTTTGTTACTAGTATGTTATAACTACATATATTAAAACATTATTTGAAGGCAATAGATTATGGCTAAGCAGCTAACCGAAAACCAACAGAAGTTTCTTGAGGCTCTCTTTGATGAGGCTGCTGGAGATGTTCTTATGGCTAAGCGTCTTGCTGGCTATAGTGATGGCACACCTACTAGATCAATTACGGAGGCACTTAAAGATGAAATATTTGAAGCGACTAAAAGCTACATGTCAAGATTGGGTCCAAAAGCTGCTATTGCTTATGGGTCGGCTTTGGATGACCCTACGCAGCTAGGTGTTAAGGAACGCATGATTGCAGCAGGACAAGTGTTAGACCGTTCTGGTTTAGTTAAAACTGAAAAGGTAGCAGTAGAGTCTAGCGGTGGCTTGTTTATACTACCACCAAAGGATTCTAATGCTGGCGATGAAACGTAGAACTAACTTTCAAAAGGCAGAGTTAGGCTATTGGATGTTACCAAAGCCTGACAACATAAAGAACTGGGAGCGAGTACCAAGACTAACTAAAAGATCTGTACCCTTTGGTTACAATATAGATCCTGCAGATGATTCTTGGTTAGAACCTGTACCTAAAGAATTAGAATTATTAGAGCTTGCAAAGAAACATTTAAAGCAGTATAGTTACAGAGAAGTATCTGCTTGGTTAACTACTCAATCAGGCAGACAGATAACTCATGATGGACTTAAGAAACGTATAGATGTCGAGCGAAGACGTAAATCACTTGCTGCAATTAAGCGTAAGCTCGCCCTCTGGCTTGAAGAAACGATCCAGCAATACGAAGCGCTCGAAAAAGAAAGAATTGGTTACTACACCTACGAAGACAGAAGAAACAAAACCTGAGCACAAAGTATTCGCAACGGTAACACCTGCACCCTATGACGTACAGTTTGCACAAGAGGTAGTCTTTAAGGCTAACCCCGGACCACAGACTAACTACTTAGCAGCTAATGAGCGTGAGGTACTGTATGGTGGAGCAGCTGGAGGTGGAAAGAGCTATGCTACATTAGCTGATCCTTTACGTGACTTAGGTAACAAAGACTTTAGTGGACTACTAGTACGACACACTACAGAGGAACTAAGAGAGCTTATACAGAAGAGTCAAGAGTTGTACCCTAAAGCTATACCGGGTATTAAGTGGTCAGAGAGAAAGTCTCAGTGGACTACACCTCAAGGCGGTAGGCTCTGGATGTCTTATTTAGATAAAGACACAGACGTTATGCGCTACCAAGGACAGGCGTTTAACTATGTAGCCTTCGATGAGTTGACTCAGTGGTCTAGTTCCTTTGCTTGGGATTACATGCGGAGTCGTTTAAGATCTGCCTCATCTGAGTTAGGTCTTTATATGAGAGCTACTACTAACCCCGGTGGTCCCGGTCATGCTTGGGTTAAGAAGATGTTTATTGATCCAGCAACGCCTAACTCTGCGTTCTGGGCTACTAATATAGAAACAGGAGACACGTTACGCTACCCTAAGGGTCATAGAAAAGAAGACCAGCCCCTATTTAAACGTAAGTTTATTCCTGCTAGTTTGTTTGATAATCCTTACCTAGCGGATAGCGGTGACTACGAAGCAATGCTTTTGTCTTTACCTGATCAACAACGCAAGAGATTGCTTGATGGAGATTGGGATGTAAACGAAGGTGCGGCTTTTCCTGAGTTTAACCGTGCTATACATGTGGTCGAGCCTTATGCTATACCAAAAAGCTGGACAAGATTTAGGGCATGTGACTACGGTTATGGTAGTTACACAGGAGTTGTCTGGGTTGCAGTTAGTCCTGCTGAGCAATTAATAGTGTATAGAGAGTTATATTGTTCTAAGGTTACAGCTATAGACTTAGCTGACATGATCTTAGAAGCTGAATCAGGAGATGGCAGTATAAGATATGGGGTGCTTGATAGTTCTTTGTGGCATAAACGTGGTGATACTGGTCCATCTTTGGCAGAACAAATGAACATGAGAGGGTGTCGTTGGCGTCCTTCTGACCGCTCTAAAGGGTCACGTGTAGCTGGAAAGAATGAATTACATCGTAGACTTCAAGTAGATGAGTTTACAGAAGAACCTCGTTTAGTTATGTTTAATGATTGTACTAACCTAGTAGCGCAGTTACCTAGCATACCTTTAGATAAACGTAATCCAGAGGACGTTGATACAAATGCAGAAGACCACTTGTATGACGCTTTAAGGTATGGTATTATGACAAGACCCCGTAGCTCTTTATTTGACTACGATCCAGCAACTTCAAGGTCAGGCTTTCAAGCAGCTGACCCAACATTTGGATACTAAGTATGGACCCTAAAGATTTTGATGATAGCTACGATGAAAATATTGAATCCTCTGAATCTTCTTATATTGAAGATGTAAAGAAAGACTCTTACGATTCAGACACTTCAGTAGGAAGTATTGTTTCTTTTGTAGAGAATCGTTACAAGAAAGCTGAAGACTCTAGACGCCAAGATGAAGAACGTTGGTTAAAAGCATATCGTAACTATCGTGGTTTGTATAATCCACAAGTACAATTCACTGAGGCTGAGCGCTCTCGTGTATTTGTAAAAGTAACTAAGACTAAAACTCTAGCTGCTTACGGGCAGATTGTTGATGTTCTTTTTGGTAACAAGAAGTTTCCTATTGTTGTAGATCCTACTAGCCTTCCAGAAGGTGTAGCTGACTCTGTACACTTTAGTACGAACCCTGATCCAGCTGCTGAAGAAGCAATGGAGAGTATCAAAGAAGCCTTTACTCCCTTTACTAATGAAGAGAGCCGTCTTGCTCCCGGCGAAACTATGCCACAACTTAAGGAACGTATGGGTGCTTTAGCTGGTAAGCTTGAGCCTGTAGAAGAAAAAGTTGTTGAAGGACCGGGTACTACTCCTACTGATGTTACTTTTAATCCTGCAAAAGTTGCAGCTAAGAAGATGCAGAAGAAGATACACGATCAGTTAGAGGAGAGTGGAGCTAACAAACAGCTACGTCTTGCTGCCTTTGAATGTTCTTTGTTTGGCACAGGCATTATGAAAGGCCCATTCGCTGTAAACAAAGAGTATCCTAATTGGGATGATGAGGGTAACTATGACCCTACTATAAAGACTGTTCCTTCTACAAGCAATGTATCTCTATGGAACTTCTATCCTGACCCTGACGCATCTAACATGGATGAGGCTGAGTATATAGTTGAGCGTCACAAGATGTCTCGCTCTCAGCTGCGTGCCCTTAAAGGCCGTCCTTTCTTTCGTGACAACGCCATTGATAAGTCTCTTAGCATGGGGGAGACCTATGAGAAGAAATGGTGGGAACAGGCTATGGAGGATGACGCTCAAGAATCAAAAGCTGAGCGTTATGAATTGTATGAGTTCTGGGGATTTGTAGACACAGAGACACTTAAAGATCACGATGTAGATATTCCTAAAGAGTTAAAGAAGTCTGATCAGTTAAGTGTTAATATATGGGTATGTAACGGGCAAGTAGTGCGTTTAGTTATGAATCCGTTCAAGCCTGCTTTAATTCCTTACTATGCTGTGCCTTATGAGCTAAATCCTTATTCGTTCTTTGGTGTAGGTATAGCTGAGAACATGGATGATACACAGACACTCATGAATGGCTTCATGCGTATGGCTGTAGATAATGCAGTTATGTCTGGTAACCTATTGATTGAAATAGATGAAACTAACTTAGTGCCGGGCCAAGACTTAACTTTGTATCCCGGTAAAGTGTTTAGGCGTCAAGGTGGCGCACCCGGTCAGGCAATCTTTGGTACTAAGTTTCCTAACGTTGCAGGCGAAAATATGCAACTGTTTGATAAAGCTAGAATCTTAGCTGATGAAAGCACTGGCTTCCCTAGCTTTGCTCACGGTCAAACGGGCGTACAAGGTGTTGGACGTACAGCTTCGGGTATTAGTATGCTTATGTCTGCTGCTAACGGATCAATACGTAATGTAATTAAAAACGTAGATGATTATATGCTTGGCCCTCTAGGTAAAGCGTTTTTTAACTTTAACATGCAATTTGACTTTGATCCTTCTATTAAGGGAGATTTAGAGGTACGCGCACAGGGTACTGAAAGCTTAATGGCTAACGAGGTTCGTAGCCAACGTCTAACACAGTTCCTGCAGGTAGTACAGAACCCTGCCTTGGCTCCTTTTGCTAAGATGGACTACATCATTCGTGAGATTGCTGTTAGTATGGATCTTGATCCTGATAAAGTTACTAACTCCATGCAAGACGCTGCTATTCAAGCGGAGATATTTAAACAATTTGCTCAACCTCTACCACCTACTCCAGAAGCAGGAGCGCCCCCACAAGCAGCAGGAGGACCACCACAGGCAGGTGGACCCCCACAAGCGCCGGGAGGGCCACAGGGAGAGGCTCCTACGGGTCCACAGGACATGGGCGGCGGCGGCGGTGGTAACATCGGCATTGGTGCTGCAGCAGCGCCGGGAGAACCGGGCTTTACAGGGAATGTACAGTAATGAATATAGGTAGAATAGGCGCTTCAATACTACAAGATATCTTTCAAGATGTAGCTACACCTGTCAAGACTGTTGGCAGGGGTTCTAAAAAGAAATTTGTAAGAGATGTAAATTCAGAGGGGCAGGATAGAGGCTCTATTGTTATACCTACAGAAGAAACTGTAGAGCCTCTTGTTGAAAGGCAAGCCCGTGCTTTAGATTCTGAATCATCTGTTAGTGTTATGCCAGCTCCGGGAAAGTTCTTTAATAGACCTATTGAAATTGGACCCTTAGACCCAGAAAAGACTACCTCTTATAAGGGGGATCGTATGTCAGATATGTTAGAAGAGGCTGACATTGAATTAGATTTAGATTTTGGTAACTATATTGTTATGGGTAAAAAACCTCAAGATGTAAGTGATAAGACTTTTCAGAATCTCTTTATTACACCTCGCACTTCTA